GTGGCGCCACCGAGGTCATTGCCGGGTGTGGTGGCGTTGACCAGCAACAGCAGCGTGGTCATGTTGCCATCCAGGTTGCTGATGGTCAGCGTGGGGCGCGGGAGCGTGCCGGTGTTGCTGTACTCAAAGCCGTCAGCCTTGACGGGCAGGCGGGCGTAAGCGTTGCCGTTCCAGGTGATGTTGCCGGTGACGTTGGCGTTGCAGCCGTTGTGCCAGCGGTAGGTGTCGCTGCTGCCGTGCAAGGTGGTGTCCAGCGTCATCTCAAACAGTTCGATGATGGCGCTCGGTGCCAGTGCGGCCAGCTCCTCGTAGACGCTGCTAATCGCCGTCCAAACGACCGTGCCATCCGTGATGGTGCTGCCGATGTCGGTTGGCCACGCCGGTTGAGTGCTGGAGCTGGTGCCAGCTGTGGCGCACTGGAAGACGAGGCCGGATGCCTGCAGGCTGCTGGCGCGGACAATCGCACCAACGGCGTAGGCAGTTGAACTGGCCCAAGCTGAATACGCCATCAGGGTTCAAATACTTGGCGGAAGGTGACGTCGATTTTGCTGCGCTGGAAATCGAACAGTTCGCGGGTCCAGCTGGGGCAGATCCACTTGTAGGACGTGGTGGTGTCGGGTGGGGTCCAGTCAAAACTGGCGTTGTCGACGGCGCGGTCGTTTAAAAAGGTTTCGATGATGTCGGCGTCAGCGTCGGTGACGTTGAAACTCAGGCGCCACTCCTTCGGGTTTTGATTGAGGCCGTAAGTCAATCTGGCCTGGTAGCCGTCGCCGAACTGGACCGTGCGGACGGTCGGCTGACTGCTCTTGTTGGCCGAGTAGGTCGGGTTGTAGCTGGGGAAGGTGGCCATTAGGCGAGCAAGCCTCCAGGGCGTTTTTGTTTGATGAGTTCTTGCTGGACTGCGATGCCGATGGCCTTGCCAAGTTGGTTGGCTTGGTTGCCGTCGCCTTGCACATTAGACCCGCTGGCGTCCACGTTCACCACGACGTTGGCGCTTCCCATCCCAAGGCTGTCGTTCGGCACGATACCGCCGCTGCGGCCTGGGACGAACAACTCGGGGCCTTTTTCGCCGACGATGTAGGGCGAGCCAGCAGATACGGGGCCGCCTGCTGCTCTAAATCCAATAGGGCCAACCCCAAATCCGACAGCAGGATCTAATTTGCCCGCAGCGGCCGTAGCACCCCCAAGACCCATTCCGCCGCCGGGGAAAAGGCTAAGGACGCTATTGAGAATCGACATTTCGATCCACTTGGCAATGATCTGGGCAGCCATATCCAGGAAGCGGTCGGCCACGCTTTGGAAGAACGAGGACAGTGCTTCTTGAGCAGTCATCGCGCCGGATATTGCTCCTTTGAAAGAATTGGCAAAAGAACTACCGATGTTCTCTGCAATACCAGCCACCTGTGTTCCAACGTCTACGAGTTTTGTCAGTTCATCGGACAAAGTGCCGATTTGCTGGCGGATTAGATCTACGCCTAAGATTGGAGCCGCAAGTTGTTCTTTTATCTGTTTAATTTGATCAAGCTGGTCCGGGTCAAATTGTTTACCTTCCTCTAAAACCTTCATTTCATATGCAATGCGTAAACGATCACGCTCTGCCTGTGTAACAGCGTTTTTAATATCTAGTTCGTTTTGCAAACCTTCTATGGTGCGGTTAGCGTTGTCTTTGCGATCTTTTTCTAACTTTGCAAGATCCTGTTCAGTTTTCTGTCGAATAAGTCCTTGTTTTGCCTGCTGGGCTTTTGCTATGGCTAGCTGACCGGCTGCAGTTTTTTCTTTATCTAAAAGTTTTGCTGTTTCAATGCCCCACTCAACAAGCTGCTGCTCACCTTGTAAACGACGAACCAGCATCGGATCCTTTGCCATTTCAGCGGCAAAAATCTTTGCGTTGTAGTCGTACTGATTTTTAAGCTCTGCTGTGAGTGCTCGCTGATTCAGTAGCAAAGTAGCTAAACGCTTTGCTTCTCTTTGCTGTGCATTTGCAGCTTTATTTGACCCTGCTCCATCTGGCGGCAGATTGGAAGGTACAGTAACAGGTTTAATTAGACCGGTAGTATCCTCAAATTTAACGGTCCCTAATCGTTTTTGTTGTTGTAACACTTGTCCTTGTAAGGACGTAGCCAAAGTTCTGTTGGCGCTTTCTGCGCCTACGCGCTTTAAGTTAGTTGAAATATCTTCGAGTTGGTTATTAAGCAGTGCCAGCTCTTCTCTAGACTGAGGTGTTATCCCACTTAGAGCTTTTAAGCTGGCTCGAAGGTTATCAATACCTTGAGATTCAAAACCCGTTGTAAAAGCCAGTCCGGCTAAGCCTAGATTTCTTGAAACAGTGTTGGTAAGCAGTTGGTTTAAGCCGCGTAAACCTTTAGCGATCTTGCTGAGAATACCGTCAAGAATAGGTCCTAGGACTTCGGCAAGTGTTCTAGCCAAACTCACAACTGCCGTGGCTACATCATTTACGGCAGTTTTAAAACGCTCAAAACCTGTCTTTGCTCTTCCTGAAGTACCATCTACGGTATTTCCAAGGGCAAACAAAGTATCGCTTAGATCTTGAACACTAATCTTTCCATCTTTTGCGTACTGTAAAACTTCTGTACGCGATATACCATACTTATCCGCAAGCGCTTGCTGGATAGGTATTCCTTGTGCAGTTAATTTTGTTAAATCACTTATACCTACTTTACCTTTAGATACAAAATCAGCATAAATTTTGGTTACTTTTTCTATAGACCCCCCGTACTCTCCGGTCAAACGACTGGCGAGCTGTAAAACACTTACTTGATCTTGTACGGCAATACTCAATCCCTGTATTTGTAAAACAGCTGTTTGGAACTGTTCGGAATTTCTGCCTGCTTGAGCAAAAGCCGTAGCCAATACCGCTGTTTGATTAGCGGCTAGTCCTAGGTCGGTAGATAGTTCTTTGACAATGTTCTGCTTAGCGGCTATTTCACCTAGAGCAGTGCCGATTAGCGATCCGGCAAACCCCCCTTGAGCGCCTCCTAGTAAGCCGCCAACGGCACCACCTACCGCAGCTTCGGGGCTTTGACCGAAAAGCAGCGGAAAAGCTCCGCCAATGGCTGCGGAACTCAGACTTCCTTTTATAGTTTTACTTAGGGTTGTAATTCTTTCTGTTTGTTTTTTAGCCGCAGCAGCCCTGGCCGTGTCGAGCTGAGCAATCTGCGTTTTTTCTTCAGCAAAAAGTTGCTGGTTTACTTGCCGTTGTTTTTCGAGTTCTCGGGCGCGTAAGGCGGTTTCTGCGCGTTCGGGTGATACGTCATTTTCAAAACGAAAACGTGTAGATCTTTGTGTAGGACCGATGGGATACTGGTATTGCTGTGCAGCACCAGCTAGGAGTTTACGTTTTTCTTCCTGCCGTGCCATGTTTAGCTGCACTTGAGCAGCTTTTTCATCTAACAAAGCGTTTGTTTCCAAACGCCTTCTCTCCTCTAATTCAGCTAAAGCTGCGGCTAATTGCCTAGCACCTTCACGTTCATCAAGTATTTGCTGTGTTCTACCGCGTAGTTGACTGGAAAGAGCTACGGAAGAAGCTGCCCCAGGTCCTATGGGTCCGGCATACTGGGTTGTTTCGCTGATACCGGCAGTGGCTAAACGTGTTCTGCGTTCTTCGTCTGCTACTTGTTTTAGTAAAGCAGCACGCTCACGCAATCCTGCGTTTACTTCATCTGTAGCTCGTATGTAATCACGAGCAGCGGTTGCAGCCTCTCGTGTATTTAGCGCAACTTTATTAAAATTTTCTGCTGCATCGGCAAGTAGATTGCTTAAGTTATTAAAAGTTCTTGGTATTCCGCCTTCACTTAGCGTTCGTATATCTCGATTTAAGCGATCTACGGCGTCGGAGCTTCTATTAAGTTCGGTTTGAAAGGAGCGGAGATCCTTCGCGCCCTTTACAGCAATTTGGATTTCAGCTGTATAAGCCACGGTGCCGCGTCACACTCTGGTACTTCAGTTTACGCCGTAAAAAGCCGCCGGGGCTAACGGCGGCGTCGGGCTTTGTCGATCTCCTTCTGCTGGTCCTCGTTGAGGATGCTGAAATAAGCGCTCCAGCCGAGTAACTCCTCGGCGGTCATCGTGGTGCTGATTTCGGAAAGGGTCTTGCCTAGCTCTTTGGCGACTCCGAATTGGAGCATGAGCCAGGTGTCTTTCCGAAGCTCGGCACTCAGGATTTTGGGTCGATGGGCTCCTCACCGTCGGTCAGGATCGCCAGCATCAGGGCTTGCAGGTCCTTGTCCTTGACTTCATTCTTCAGGACGTCGATTTCGCCGGCGTTGAAGATCTTGGCGCCAGTGTCGTCCAGAGCTTTGGTGATGAGCAACTGGAGGGCAAAGGCATTGGCGTCATCGGACTTGGCCTGCTTTTGGGCGCGTTCGCGCTCGGCCATGGTCAGCGGAGTTACCCACATCTCAAAGTCGCTGCCGTCGCTAAGGGTGACGGTCTTTTTGGCGGGCTCCAGGTTGGCGGCCTTGCGGAGGCGGTCAATGGCGCGGACGGGAACAGGCATACAGAGTGCTTGTTTATGGTTCTAATGTAGCGGACTAGACAGCAAAAAGCCCCAGTTGCCTGGGGCCGAGTGTTGATTTTGAGTTGGATCAGGACTGGGAGAAGTCGAAGGTGGGGGTGCCAGCCGGGCGGAAGTTGACGGTCACCGATTGGGCGTCGTCGGGGTTGATGTTCAGGCTGGCGGAGGTCAGCACGGCGTCGAAGCTGATCGAGCGGCTGAGGGTCTCGCTCAGGCTGCCGCCGCTGAACACCCGATCGGTGTACAGCTTGAAGGCGGCGCCGTCTTGCTGGCGCTGCAGCACGTCCTGGATCATGCGGTTGGACAGGGCGGCGTCCTCGTTGGTCATGTAGACCGTGGCGGTGCCGGTGCCGTCGCCGAAGCCGCTGATGTAGGTGCGGAAGGGCACGTACTGACCAGGGGTTTGGCCGATGGTGGTGACGTCGATTTCAGCGCGGCTGATCTCGAAGCTCCAGTCGCGGACTTGGCCCACAACGGCAAAGTCGGCGTAGTAGACCTCGAACTCGTTGGGAGCAACGGCGGTGCCGTCGTCGGTGATAGCGAGGATGGTGCCGCCGGCGCTGGTGGAGACAGTCAGTTCACCGGTAGCGGCGGTGTAGCTGAGCACGTAGTAGGTGGTGGCCGAAGAAATAGGAGCAGGCAGGGTGCCGGTGCCGGAGCCGCCGGTCTGGCTGTTC